ACCTGTTCCAAGGCTTGCTGTAACTGTTTTGGCAACTCTTTTCCCCGCTTCTCTGCTCGGCGGAGTATGCCCCTGCAAGCTGTGGCGCTCAAAAAAAACCGCGGCGGCACGTTGCCAGTCTCCAATATGTCCGACAACGAACACGCGACGGCGGCGCTGTGGAACTCCAAAGTGCTGAGCGTCAAGAATTCGGTAGGCGAACCCATACCCGAGTTCCCCCAGCCCTTGAAGGAGGGAGGCAAAATCGTTTCCTCCGTTACTGGATAACACGCCGGGGACGTTCTCCCAAACCACCCACTTGGGCCGATACTTTGCAGCAATGGCAAGATACGTAAGCATGAGGTTGCCACGCGGATCGTCCAGTCCTTTTCTGAGTCCTGCGACGCTGAAGGACTGACAGGGGGTTCCGCCGACGAGAACATCGATAGCTGCATCAGGCCACTCCTTAAATTTGGTCATGTCGCCCCAGTTCGGAACGTCTGGGTAGTGGTGCGCCAACGCGGCGCAGGGGAACGGCTCAATCTCAGAAAATGCAACAGGTTGCCAGCCTAACGAATGCCAGCCGACTGTAGCCGCCTCTATTCCAGAACAGACTGACAAGTAATTCATTTCCCCGCCTTCCGGCGCCCTCGTTCCAGCGCCAGGAACAGGCGATCCGCAACAATCACGCGCCGGCCGACCACCATCTTAGTTGTCACTTTCCCTTGATTAATCAGCGTATTGACCCACTGTCGACTGACATTTAGCCTGGTTGCGGCCTCTTTGACCATAATATACATAACATCCCTCTGTTGACCAAAAGACAAGAACCGCACAATACCACAAATAATTTGAATATTGTTGTTGACACGGCGTAAACACCGGAATATTATCCGTTTCAGCAGGTGCAGCAAAACAACCGACCAACCGACCGACACAAAGGAAACAAAATGAAAATCGCAACCTACGAGCTTAATATTGAAGTCGCTTCCGATCTTTACTCAGCCGGTTTTACTGTTGACGGTGACGAATACATTGCAGAGTTTTATTACATTTGCGCCGAAGATACAGACGGCAACCGTTATCGCATCGGCGCATTCAACGGCGCCAAAAAATCATTTGATAACGAAGAAGGCGAAGTGCATTTTGAGGATACGCGCAACGAGGCTTATACAACCGCCCGTAAGTTGTTGCTCCGTATCAAAGCCGCTGGCGTTATCGACACTCAGTTTTGGCGCGAAGATCGTCCGGTTTACGGTTCAAAAGCGTATCAACAGTATGGTCAGGCCGACGATATAGCCTGGGAAAATAAATTCGCAGCTTAACAACCGCCGCGCCCTTCGGGGGCGCACTCAACCCACCAACTCACCAACCAAAAGGAAATACAAATGAAGATCAAAATCGTAGAAGCAAACAGAGTGGCAATCAACGCACTGCTAGACAAAATCAATGGCAAGTCGTACTCGCACACGGCTTTTCACAAACACATTTTCGATCTTGCCGCATCAAGCGAATTGCAGCTTGAGAAATTCGAGATTGCAAAAAAAGATCGTTCCGGCGCAACCGCGTCGGGCATGTCCGGCGGCAACGTGCCGAGCGCCTACAAATACAGCCGCATCATTAATGATTACACGATCGAACGTGGATCTTCGGACTGGTTTTTGATTGCAGTATCTAAATATGCAAATTACGGCAACGCGGCAAAACCGCGTTTGAGTCTGACCACCGTTCAGCGCGACATTGCGGTGTCGAAATTTACCTCGCAGTTTTCAGTGCAACCTGTTGTTGAGATGGCGGTGGCAGCATGAGCGCCCCCGAACGCTGCGCATGCGGGAGCGAGGACTGCCCCCGCTGCTACCCCCTGAACCGCAAACAAGCAACAGTCACCGAGCGCGACCGCGCCGACGCGCTTACCGACATCGTTGATGAAGTAATGGACTATGGCCGCTTCCCGCGTCGTGGCCGGGCTCGAGTGGATCTCTACGAGTTCGTGTCGGAGAACTTGGACACCAGCTATGCTTTTGAGCTCGTCGTAGCCGTTTTGAGCAGCGACAAAGAGACAGTGCAAACACGCATCAGTCGCCTTTACGATCAAGTGCAGGAAATGCTGAAAAAGCACTATATCGACACCGACATCGTAGAAGAACTTGCGCAAGAAATCGCAGACGCAAGCGAAGAATGAACTTCCTAGAAATCACAGGCGCGGCCGCGTGCGCCATCGCAACACTCGCGGCAGGTTGGATTTTCATCGTATTACTTTTTAGCTTTTAATCGGAGGATTTATGGCAATTAATCTACAGGCAATTTCCCGCAACACCACACTGGCTCCGCCACGCATTATGGTCTACGGCCCTCATGGGCTGGGCAAGACCACGTTTGGCGCCAGCGCCCCCAGCCCGATCTTCATCTTGACCGAGGATGGGCTGGGCAGACTGGAGGTGGATCACTTTCCGGTCGCCAAGTCCTACAAGGATGTGCAGGAGGCACTGACGGCGCTTAAGGGAGATCACGACTTCCAGACGGTTGTGATTGATTCTCTTGATTGGCTGGATAACCTGATATGGGAGCAGATCAACGGCCAGTATGAGGCTAAAGACCTTGCATACGGCAAAGGTGCGGTGATCGCCGCCGACCTCTGGCGCAAGGTGCTGGAGGATCTGAACGCTTTGCGCGCCAAAGGCATGGCGTCTATCCTGCTGGCGCACTGCGAAATCAAGCGGTTTGACTCGCCAGAAGTTGAGCCGTTTGAACGCTACCAGCCCAAGCTGCAAGCCCGGTCATCGGCGCTTGTTCAGGAATGGTCGGATTGTGTATTTTTTACAAATTACAAGACCATCGTCAAATCCAGCGATGTGGGTTTTAACAACAAAGTCAGCCGCGGCATCTCGACCGGAGAACGCCTGCTTTACACCAGCGAGAAGCCGGCCTACCTTGCCAAGAACCGCTACAGCTTGCCCGATTCACTGCCGCTTGATTGGTCACAACTGGCAGATGCAATGACGACCACCGAAGAACCCAAACAATCTAAAGGAAAATAGCATGGCCACAATCAATTTCAACGCAGCAAACGTCGAGCCGCAGCAGTCTTTTGACGCGCTCCCTGCCGGTCGGTATGAAGTGATCATTACCGACAGCGAAATGAAAGACACGAAAGCCGGCACCGGCGAGTATTTGCAGTTGACGATGGAAGTCATCGGCGACAGCAAGCACGTCGGCCGGAAACTCTGGACGCGTTTGAATCTCATCAACCCGAACGCTACCGCGGTCAGCATCGCGCAGCGCGAACTCTCGGCGATCTGCCATTGCGTGGATGTGTTCTGCGGTGACGAGTGGGATTCTGGCGAACTGCACAACAAGCCGCTGACGGTCGATGTTGGCCAGGAGATGAACCCGCAAAGCGGCCAGATGACCAACCGCATCAAAGGCTACAGCGCCGTCAACGGCGCACCGGTTGCAAAAGCGAAACCGGCTGCACCGGCAGGCTTTGCCACAGGCAAGGTAGCGCCAGCGGCACCGTGGTCAGCACGTAAGTAGATAACCCGCTGGGGCAGCAATGCCCCGGCGTTACGGAGGAATCATGAAACGCAAAAGTTTTAATAAAATGCTTTGGGAAAATGAAAATTCACTTACGCTAGAAGAAATTAAAAAAGAAATAAAAGAATACAAAGAAGATCAAAGTTTTTGCATTAATGGTTTAAATAATATTAAAAGTAAATATAAAAAAGAATTACATGGTATTGATTTTTATTGTCTTGGTGAAATTGAGATTCAATTGTTATGGCAAAATTCAATTATTAAAAACTTGTTAAAAATTATAAAAACAATTAAATAATTACGGAGGAATCATGGCAGAGATACCAGAACCGCAGAACAGCACCAGATCCGCAATATTCCGGCACTACGAAACCAGCGCCGACCGGCAGGGGCGCCCGCATCTCGGCGCCAGCGAGATCGGCCACGAGTGCGACAGATACCTGTGGCTTAGTTTCCGCTGGGCAAAGCCGGCTAACTTTGACGGCAGGATGTTGCGCTTGTTTGACTCAGGCAACCACCAAGAGCCGCGCCTTGTGGCCGACTTGCGTGCCATAGGGGTGGACGTATGGGATAAGGACGCAGACGGTGGCCAGTGGCGTTATAAGGCCATTGGCGGTCACTTTGCCGGCAGTCTGGATGGCGTTGGGATGG